CGCGAGGATATCGAGACGGCTGACTGCAAGGCCACGTCCGCCACTCTCAACCGCGACCTTGTGCGGCCCTGGTGCGATCTGGAGTTCGGACCGCCCGGACGGGGACGCGGATATCCGCGCCTGGTCATCGCGCGGCCGAAGAAGGACGATCTGAGCCTGCTGTCCACGAGCCTGAAGGAACTGGTGCCGCTGGGCCTGCGCGTCGGGCAAAGCGAGATCCGCGACAAGTTCGGCCTGTCCGAGCCGAAATCGGATGCGGAGATCCTGCGCGCGCCCGCCGCACCCGTCCAGGCGCAGGCACCCGCAATCCTGCCCAGCAGAAAGACGGCCGAGCAGCTGACCCTGCAATCGCGCCAGACCCCGGCCCATCCGGCCGCGCAGATTGCCGACCGGATGGCCGAAAACGCGCAGCCTGCCATGGAAGACATACTGGTCACGATCGAGGCGATGATGGGGCGTGCGAGCGACCTGTCCGAATTGCGCAGCATGATGGTTTCCGCATTCGGCGATATCGACAGCAGCCTGCTGAGCGATGCGATCGAGGACGGGCTTATCGCGGCGCATGCGGCGGGCCAGTCGGATCTTGAAGACGAGAGCGCCTGATGCGCTGGCTGCCCCGGATTGGCTGGCGCAGGCTGACGCCTGAGGAAACGCTGGACCTCGATCTGTCGTCCTGGTTCAAATGGGACGCGCTGGAGCTTACCTGGCTAAGCTTCGGCGTGATCATCGCGGTGTGGCCCGTCCAGCCATGAGCCGCCATCCCAGCGCTATCTCCGGCGTCGCCAACCGCCCATTTCCCGAACAGATCGCCTTCTTCCGGCGCAAGCTCGGCAATCTCGTTCCGACGCAGCGCTGGGACGATATCCTTGCTGCGCAGCATGACAATGCCTTCATGGTCGCAGGCGCAGCCAAGGCAGACCTGCTGACCGATCTGGCGGCTGCCGTGGACAAGGCGATCGCCGAAGGCCGGGGGATCGAGGATTTCCGCAAGGACTTCCGCGCGATCGTGAAGCGCAATGGATGGACGGGCTGGACCGGCGAAGGCAGCGTCAGGGGCGAAGCGTGGCGGGTAAAGACTATCCTGCGCACCAATGCCTATACCAGCTATGCCGCAGGGCGGTACGCCCAGCTCAAAGCGCGCGGCTTTCCGCTATGGGTCTACCGCCACGGCGGCTCGGCCGAACCGCGCGAGCAGCATCTGGTCGAATGGAACGGGCTGGTCCTGCCGCCCGATCATCCCTTCTGGCAGAAGGCCTATCCGCCCAGCGACTGGGGCTGCAGCTGCTATGTCGTGGGCGCGCGCAGCGAAGCTGGTGCAAAGCGTCTGGGCGGCGATCCCAAGAAGGCGCTGAGAAGCGGTTGGGACCGGCCGGATCCGAAAACCGGGGCACCGGAGGGGATCGGCAGGGGATGGGATTACGCGCCGGGGGCGAGCGTGGTGCATGCCGTCCAGGCGCTGGCCTCGAAAATCGGCAGCTTCGAATATCAGATATCCAAGGCCTTCATGGACAGCCTGCCGCCTGCGCGCGCCAGCCAGTTGGCCGAAGCCTACCGCGCGCTGCCCAGCACGGCAGACGATGCGCGGCGGTATGCCCGCAGGGTCTACGAGCCGCCGCCTGAACTGCCGGAGCTGCCGCCTATCCGCACGCTGGGCCGTTTGCGCAGCGATCAGGCGGACGCGATCGGCGAAGCGATGGACCGCGATGTCAGCGGCTACGATTTCAGCTTCGACACATCGGCTGTGGGCCATGTGATCCGCCACCACGGCAATCCGGCAAGGGAATGGGCGGCAAGCCAGCGCGTCGTCACGCAAGCCGACTTCGCGTTACTGCCCCGTATTGCCTCGCAGCCCTTGAAACCAATCGCGACCCTGTCCGAGCTGGGCGAACCAATGGCCGAGCAGCGACTGACCTTGGCCAATGAGACCTATGTCGCGCGCTGGGCGATCAGAGGCAAACGCCGCAGAACGCTGGCGCTGAAGACATTGTTCATCAAGGTGGAAGAGCGCGGCCCGCGGCCTACGTCCTGAACGGCTCCCGGTTATTGGCCGGGCGGCTCGATCCGCGCGAGAACAGGAGATAGCGATGATCGGAGTGCAATTCAACGTCGGTGAAACGCGCGAGGCATTGCGCGAGGCGATCGCCCTGCTCCAGGACATGACCCCGGTCTACGAAGATGTGGGCGAATACATGACCGAAAAGACCCGCCAGCGCTTCATCACCGGCAAGGCCCCCGATGGAACAGCCTGGGCACCCAAGAGCGAGGCGACGCTCGCCCGGTACAAGCGCCTTGGCTACGGTAATCTGCGCAAGCCTCTCATCGGTCCGCTAAAGGCCCTGTCGCGGCAGATCGTCACCTTCGTCAGCAAGGACGGCGTCGTCATCGGATCCAACCAGATCTATGCGCGGGTGATGCAGGACGGGGCAGCCAAGGGTGCATTCGGCACAGACAGCCGGGGTAATCCCCTGCCCTGGGGCCGCATCCCGGCGCGCGAGTGGCTGGGAATATCGCCTGCAGAAGGCGGCGATATCGTCGAGATCGTGGAAGAGCATCTGGGCCGAAAGCTGAATGTTTAGGCCCAAAGACGGCCATCCCGATTGATTAACCCGGCGCGGCGTGGCAGCACGCTACGCGCGTCTTTCTCCCTTCTTTTGCCCTGATGCCCGCCCTCGCGGGCATGGGATGAAGGCCCCGCCCCGGCCATTGCAGCCGGGATGACAAACACCACCGCCTCCAAGACTTCGCTTGCGCTCATGAGCGGGCTGCGCCTGCCGGAAGGCGAAGGCGTGCCCGAATGGCTGCACCTGCTTCCTGCAGAAGGCCCGGTACGCACCAATGATGGGCGCGGCCCATACCGTGTGGCCGATATCGCCGCGATCATCGAAGCGAGCCTGCAGGCAGGCACCAAGCTGGTGCTGGACGAAAATCACTCGACAGACCTTGCTGCCCCGAAGGGCGGCGAAGCGCCTGCCCGTGGCTGGATCGTGGAACTGCAGCGCCGGACGGACGGCGTCTGGGGCCGGGTCGAATGGACCACGCGCGGCCGCCAGATAATGGAAGATCGCGAGTACCGGGGCGTGTCCCCCGTCATCGCGCACCGCAAGGACGGCACGATCGTGGCGATCCGGCGCGCCAGCCTCGTCAATGAACCGAACTTCGTGGAGCTGACGGCTCTGCACCAGCAAGACCACCAGGAGAAACCGAGCATGACCTTTATGGAACAGCTCGCCAAGGCGCTTGGCCTCGGCGAGAGCGCGAGCGAGGAGGAAATCCTCGACGCGCTGAAGAAGGCGTTGGAGAAGCCGAAAGGCGACACCGATGCCGTGGAAAAGGCTGTCAACGAAGCCGCCCAATCGACCATTCAGCCTATCGCAACCGCGCTCGGCCTGGACGACGATGCCGATCTGACGGCAATCCAGTCCGCCATCGGTACGCTGAAGACCGGCAGCGACAAGGCAGGTCAGCTGGTCAATGCGCTGCAATCGCGGGTGGAAACGCTCGAAACCGACCGCAAGCGCGATGCCGCAACTGCCTTTGTCGACGGTGCAATCCGCGAAGGCCGCGCAGGCGTGAAGCCTCAGCGCGATCTCTACATCACCATGCACATGGAAAATCCCGAACGGGCGCAGTCGATCGTCGGCGCGCTTCCCCAGATCGCGGGCCAGATGGCTTTCGACAAGGATAGCGTCGCGAGCGACGGGGTCGAGGATCCGCTCGAACTCGCCGCCCATGCCACCAGCTACCAGAAGAAACTGGCCAGCGAAGGCCGAGAAATCGACTTCGCCAGCGCCGTGATGGCCGTCCAGGAGGGCAAGCACAAATGAGCATTCCCAACTTCATCCATGCGCGCCGCGCGTCTGCCGCGATCGCCCCATTCGCCATCGTCGTTTTCGCCGACGCCGCCAATTCCAGCGACATTGCGACAGCCACCGGCCCGACCGATCCGCTGTGCGGCACCACCGGCAAGATCGGCGCAGGCGCTGCAGGCGACATGGCCGATCGCACGCTGGGCGGCATCGGTTCGGTCGAACTGGGCGGACCGGTCAGCGCGGGCGACCGCTTGACCAGCGATGCGGACGGCAAGGCCGTTGCCACCACCACCGCAGGCCACGTGATCATCGGCATGGCCGAAGAACCCGGCGTGGCAGGCGACATCATCGACTATCGCGCCGCGCCCGGCGTAATCGGGGAGACCGTCTAATGAACCGTCCTTTCAACATCGTCCCGGCGCTGACCGCGATCGCCATCGGCTATCGCAACCCGGCAGCCTCCTACATCGCCGACCAGGTCCTGCCGCGCGTGCCGGTGACCGCCGAGAAATTCGGGTGGACCGAATATCCTCTGGCCGAAGCGTTCAACGTTCCCGAAGCCGAAGTCGGCCGCACCGGCCGCGTCCAGCAGCTGGAATTCGGCGGTGAAGAACGCGAGAGCGCGGTCAAGGATTATGGCTTCGACAGTCCGATCCCCCATTCGGATATCGAGGCCGCCCGCGAGGCGCGCCAGCGCGGCGTTTCGACCTTCGATCCCGAGGGCCACGCCACCATGATGCTGACCGATACGGTGCTCAACTGCCGCGAAGTCCGCGTGGCGCGCATGGTCCACAACCCGGCCAATTATGCGGCCGAGCGCAAGGTCACTCTGGCCGGGACCGACCGGTTCGACGATTACGACCAGTCCGATCCGATCGGCGTGATCAAGGAAGGCATCAACTCCACGCTGGTGGTGCGGCCGACCGATCTTACCTTGGGCCGGGGCGTCTGGACCAAGCTGTCCAGCCATCCCAAGATCATCGAAGCCGTCAAAGGCGGTCTCACGACCAGCGGCATGGTGACCGTCGAGCAGTTCAAGGAACTGTTTTCGGGCGAAGGCATCCGCGAAGTGCATATCGGCGATGCCTGGTACAACACGGCCAAACAGGGTCAGCCGGTCCAGCTGGAGCGCGCCTGGGGCAATCACATCGCGCTGACCCACAAGAACCCGATCGCATCGCCCCAGGGCGGCGGCATCACCTTCGGCTTTACCGCGCAGTACGGCAGCCGGATCGCGGGCCGCATCGTGGACGAAGATATCGGCCTTCAGGGCGGTGTACGTATCCGTGCAGGCGAGCGCGTGCGTGAACTGATCGTGGCCCGCGATGCAGGCTATCTGATCCAAGACGCGGTGGGCGAATGATGGACAAGGCTGAACTCACCACGCTGGCCGGTATCGGTGAAGCGACCGCAAAGGCGCTCGCCTCGGCCGGTATCGCCGACGTCGCCCAGCTGGCGCTGGTCGATCCGGAAAGCCCGCCCGAACTTGCGGACTTTTCCGGCACGCCCGACTGGGAAGCATGGGTCGAGGCCGCAAAGGCAGCGGCAACGCCGGTGACCGAACCGGCCCCAGCCAAGCCGAAGGTCAATGCGACTGCGGGCAAGACGAAAGCCAAGGCAGAGCCGACGCCGGTCACGCCCGCCGCCAGCACGCCTGCCAAGGCGAAAGCCAAGGCAGAACGCCGCGCGTTCAAGATCAACTGGTCGGTGCGCGTCGGGGGGACAACCTTCACGCCGACCGGTGACCGGCCGAAGCTGACCGAGCGCGAGCACGAGCAGCTGCTGGCAAGCGGCGCTGTCGATACGCCCTGGCTCAAGGGCATGAAGGACTAAGGCCGTGACCTATGCGACGCTCGACCATCTCAGGGATCGGTATTCCGAACGCCTGCTGATCGATCTCACCGACCGGGGCGATGTCCCGACCGGCGCGATCGATGCCGGGGTGGTCGAGCGTCAGCTGGTCAACACCGATGCGGTCATCGACGGCTATATCGCGGGCAAATACCGCCTGCCGCTGGCCGAAGTGCCGCCGATCGTGCGCGATCTGGCCGAGCAGATCGCGATCTACAAGCTTCACCCGTTCGACCCGCCCGGCAAGATCAAGGACGATTACGAGGCATCGATGCGCCAGCTGCGCGACATCGCTGCGGGCACCGTGCGCCTGCCGATCGCGGGCGTGGAGCCGAGCGGCCGCAATGACGGCGGCGTGCGCACGAGCGACCGCGAACGTCCCTTCTCCAACGAAAATCTGCACGGGTTCGTGTGATGCAGCTGCGGATGGACGATGTTCGCTCGCGCATCGAAGAGCGCGTTCCTGCGATCAGGCGGTTCGGCAATGCCGCCGATTTCGCTTCTGTCGTGGAGCATAACCGCCTGCCGACCGCGACGCCGGTCGCCTACGTCCTGTTCGGCGGAATGACCGGCGGAGCGGCGAGCGCGTCTACCGGACTGTTCATCCAGAATGTGGGGGAAGGCGTGGCAGTCGTTCTGGCGGACCGGATCACTGGCGACCCGCTGGGCGACAAGGCGCTGCGCGATATCAGCCCGCTGGTCGGCGACGTGATCGAGGCAGTGTGCGGATGGGCACCGGAGGATGCGATCGGCGTGTTCGAACTGCGCACGGCCGAGCTGGTCGGCGCGAAAGACGGCGCGCTGATCTTCCATCTCGATTTCACTCTCAACGATCAATTGAGGATCACGACATGAGCAAGAACACCACACCGGCTGCCGAGACCCGCAGCGGCGAGCAGCCACGCTGGGGCGGCAGTTTCAAGCGCGGCGCGGACGGCAAGCTGGAGCGCATCGAGGCGACGGCTTCCGCTTCACCGGCACAGCCGCAGGACGACGCTGGCGCGGACGGTCCAGACACCGCCACCGCCGAGCAGGAACCTGCCCAGAAAAGCACCGGCCCGAAGGACATTGTCCAGCAAGGCACCGCCAAGAAGGATAGCCGCAAATGATCAACTGGAAGACCAAGACGATCCTCGTGAAGGTCGAGGAGACGTACGGCGAGGACAGCGCTCCGACCGGTGCCGCCAACGCCATGCTGGCACTCAATGTGCGGCTTGCGCCGATGGAAGGGCAGGACACGCCGCGCGAAACCGAGAAGGCTTATTTCGGCGCGAACCCGTCGATACCGACCGGTCTTTATTCCACGCTGAGCTTCGACATCGAACTGGTCGGCTCGGGCGTTGCCGGAACGCCGCCCGCCTGGGGACCGTTGCTGCGCCTGTGCGGCGTGGCCGAAGTGATCGAGGCTGGCGTATCGGTCGAGTATTCGCCGATCACCGACGATCCGGAAAGCGGATCGGTCTATTTCATGGTCGGCCAGACCCGGCATGTGATGCTGGGTTCGCGCGGAACCGGTACGCTGAAAGTGAATGCGCAGGGCATCCCGATGCTTTCGGTGGTTCTTACCGGCCTCTTCACGATCCCGACCAAACAGCCGCGCCTTTCGCCCGATCTCACCGCCTTCCAGAAACCGCAGGTTGCGAGCAAGACGAACACGCCGACCTTCACCATCGGCGGGCTGGATTTCGTGATGCGCAGTTTCGAGATGGATCTGGGCAACGATGTCCAGACGCGCCTGCTGGTCAATCAGGAAGCCGTGCGCATCGTCGACAAATCGGAAAGCGTGCGCACCCGCGTCGAGGCGGTGGAACTCGATGTCTACGATCCGTTCACGCTGGCGCAGAACCAGGCGACGCAGGCGATCCAGCTGATCCACGGCACGGCGGCGGGCCGGAAGGTGCAGATCGATATCCCCAGCGCCCAGCAGCTGCGCCTGTCCGGCTACGAGAACGAGCAGAACGTCCTCGAATGGCCGCTCGGCTTCACGCCACTGCCCCAGACCGGGGACGATCAGTGGCTCATCACGCTCAACTAAGAAGGCGATACAAGCATGTTCACCGTAACCGACGATCCCCAGTTCACCCACGATGTAAAGGTCCAGGTCCCGGTCGATGGCGGCCACAAGGAAGAGACCTTCAAGACGCGCTTTCGCGTGATCCCGCTCGAAGAGCTGGAGGATCTCGCCTCGCTCGAAGGGCAGAAGCTGGCGCTGAAGCGCGTGATCGTAACGATGTCGGATCTGATCGATCACGAGAAGAACGAAGTCAGCTACTCGGACGAATTGCGCGATCAGCTGATCGACGTTCCCTACGTGCGCATGGCGCTGATCCGCACCTACCGCGAGGGCATATTGAAGGCCCGGCCGGGAAACTGAAGGCCGCCGCGCGCTACTGGGCGAGCGGCGGGGAAAGCCAGGGCGAAGCGGCACGCGATTATTCGCAGGCGATCGCCGATGCCGAGGCGCTGGGGTTGCCGGACGAGGCGATCGCAGCGCTGCGGGACCGGAAGAAGGACGCGGAGATGTTTCAGGTCTTCGCCGAGAACTGGCCCGCCGTTGTCGCTTTCCTCTCCGTTTCGACCCAGTGGCGGGCGATCAGCCGGATGGATGGATCGGTCTATTGGCAAGGCCTCGATTACGCAGGCGCAGAGCGCGGTTTCGCGATGGCGGGAATAACGATCGATCCGGCGCTGTGGGGCGAAATCCGGGTGATGGAAGCGGCAGCACGCAACAGGCTCAACGGCATGATGGAAAGCGACTGACATGGCCATGAATGCCTCTCTGGTCCTCTCCGGCAATTCGGAAGGTGCCGAACGCGCGCTGCGCGACGTCAATCAGGAAATGGAACGGGGCGAGAAGGGTGCGGAGGCCTATAACCGCGCCTATGCCGCAACCGATGCCTCGATCAAGAAGCTGGCGACGGCGCAGGCCGCCGCCAAGCAGGAAATAGCGCAGACCACAGCTGCGTATAAAGCGGGCGAGATCTCGCTCGAAACGTACAACCGCGAATTGCTCGAGACCAAAACGGCGCTGGGCCTGGTCGAAAGCGAACACCGCCAGACGGTGACCGCCCTGCGCCAGGCGAACCAGGCGCTGGGCCAGACGCCGGGCCAGACCGGCATGGCCCGCGCAGGTTATGTCCAGCTGGGCCAGCAGATGCAGGACGTCGCCACCATGGCGATGATGCCGGGCGTCAATCTGGGCACGATCATCGCCACGCAAGGCGGACAGGTCGCCACGGCCGTCCAGATGATGGGCGGGCGGTTTTCCGGCCTTGCCGGGTTCATCGCGGGGCCTTGGGGCGCAGCGATCCTCGTGGGCGCAAGCCTGCTGGGCAACTTGGCGTCAGAACTTTGGAACACCGAAGAAGCCGCCGCCTCGGCGGAATTCGCAACGTCATCCTTCGGCGAAGCGCAATCGATACTTGCTACCGTGGTGGATATCACCACCGGCAAGCTGAAGGATCAGACCAGTGCGACGATGGCGCTGGCCAGAGCGCAGGCGGCGGCAGGCGTCATCAAGGCACAGGCCGATCAGGCTGAAGCACGCAGCGAACTGGGATCGATCGCAAAGGGAAGTTTCCGCAACCTCCTGTCGGGCACCGGTCTCAACCCCTTGGCCGGATATGTTGGGACAGCAATCGCTGCCGGGGGCCGGGTAAAGGGAAACGACAGCAGGCTTGCCCAGCAAGTTCTCTCGGGGGGTCTCAATGCCGATCAGGCCATCCAGCAGCTGCGCGGACTGCAAAAGGAGGGCAAGCTCACCGAGGAGCAGTTCCTGCGGGCTGCCGAAGCTGCATCGAACTTGGCGGTGGGCGCTGCCAACCAAGCCAGGTTCGAGGAGCTGGAGCGCGCGCTGGACGGTGATCAGGAAGCGGTTGGAAGCTTCCTCAAACCTCAAGCCGGTTCGAAACCGAAGCCGAAAGCATCCGGCCAATCCACGATCGACCGCGAAGCGCGCGAACTGCAGCGTCTGACGGAATGGGGCGACCGGGCGGCCGAGAGCATCGCCCGCATTTCCGAACGGTTCGGCGAACAGCCGACGCTGGTAGTCCAGGTCAACCAGGCGACGCGCGACCTCGACGATACGATCGCCGATCTGGAACGGCGCAAGCCGCCCGGTTTCGCCGAGATGATCGAGGATGCCCGCACCGCGCAAAGCGTGGTGCAGGACGCGCTGCTGCGCCCGTTCGCCGAACTGCGGCAGGAAAGCGAACGGCTGCAGCAGGTCGATCTGCTCCTGCTTTCGGGCAAGGAAGACCAGGCCGCCGTGGTGCAGGAAATCTGGCGCATGGAAGAGCGGCTTGGCCCGCTCAATGCCGAACAGCGCGCCGAGGTCGAAGCCATCGTGCTGGCCGAACGCGATCATCTGGAGCTGCTGGAAAAGGCGCAGGAAACCCAGCTGGCCTATCTGGATGCGACCCGCAGCGTGCGCGGCGAACTGGAAGCGATGCTGGCTGGGCGCGGCGACCTCGGCAATTTCAAGCAGATCTTCCGCGACCTGAAGGCGCGGGTCATGGTGGAACAGATCTTCGGTCCTGCACTGCAGGAGCTGGAAGACTACGTCACGAAGAACACCGCACTACCCGACGCGGTGGACGTGATGGCCACTCAGACCGATCGCGCTGGCCAGGCGGCAGGTACGTTTGCCGATGTCATCCTTGATGAAGCGCAGCGGATCACGAAGGGCGCCACCGGGGCGGGCGCATTCGATGGCGCGTTCGCGGATATCGGTGGCGGCCCGGTCGGAGACGAAATCGTCCCCGAAATCGTGGTGACCGGCAGCCGCGACGTCGCCGAAGGCATCGAGCAATCCAAGAGCGTGATGGGTATGACGCCCGAACGCTATTTCGAGCAGATGACCAAGCAAATGGTCTCCCCTCTCATCGATGAGCTGGACGATCTCTTCGGGACGGAATTCTTCGGAAAGCTGCAGGGTGCCTTCTCCGGCTATCTCTACGGCTCGGCCACTGGCGGGACGGTCGGCGGCATTTTCGGTCTCGGTAAGGGATTGCTAGAGGATTTTGGCACCGATCTGCTGGGCGAGAAAATGTCCGGCTTCCTGTCCGACAAGCTCGGCCAGGGTCTGGGCGGCGCGCAGAAGGGCACGATGGTGGCAGGCCTGGGCAATATGCTGGGCCTCAAGATGTCGAGCAGCGGGGCGCAAATCGGCGGCGCAATAGGATCGTTCATTCCCATTCCGGGTGGCGATCTGATCGGTTCGGTCGCCGGGGGACTGCTGGGCGGTCTGTTCAAGTCGAGCAAGAAGGACTTTGGCACGGTATCGCTGTCGAATACCGGTTCGCTGGGATCGATCACGAGCCGAGGCGACCAAGGCAGCGGCATCGCAAGCGGTCTTGGCCGATCGGTGCAGGAGGCGCTGAGCAATATCGCCGGAGCGCTGGGCGCAGAGGTTGGCGCGTTCGATACCATGCTGGGCGTTTACGACGGCAAGTATCGCGTGCGCACGAGCGCTTCGGGATGGAATGGCCAAGGCGGGCTGAACTTCAGCGGCAATTCGGGGCGCGGGCTTCATGATTTCGGCCAGGACGAAGCCGGGGCCATCGCTTTCGCTATTGCCGATGCGATCGGTGACGGCGCGATCCGCAACATCAGCGCGGCCGTGCAGAAGGCGCTTAAGTCCAGCAGCGATATCGACAAGGCAATCGAGGAAGCGCTGGCAGTATCCGAGCTGGAAGACCTGCTGGGCGATGCAAGCGATGCATGGCGGCGCGAGCTGGAAGAGTTCGAAGAGACCGCGCGTGAGCGGGTCGAGCTGGCGCGCCGCTATGGATTGAGCCTGATCGAGGTCGAGGAATTGAATGCGCGGGAGCGCGCCAAGCTTACCGAAGCCTTGCTGGAGGAGCAGGTAGGATCGCTGCAAGATCTGATCGAGCAGATGACCAGTGGCAATCTGTTCGAAGGTTCGGCGGTCGATCGGCGCGAAGCCCTGCTGGGCGATATCGCCACTGCCCGCGTGGCCGCCCAGGCCGGTGAGGAAGGCGCGGCCGACCGGCTTGCCGAACTGCTCCGCCAGCTCAACGAAGTGTCTTCCGAAGTCTATGGATCGACAGGCGGCTTTGCGAGCGATCGCGACACGATCCTGGACACGGCCCGCGACGTGATCGCGGCGGCCAACCAGCGCCTTGAAGGGGCTAAGGGCTCAGACCCTGCGATAGCCCAGACCAATGCCGCGCTGGACGAGAACAACGACCAGAACGCGGTCATTATCGGACGGCTCGACGATCTCAACCGGATCATGCGCGATTTCGCCGCTATGCCGGGTGATTTCAACGGTCGGGGCCGCGTCCTTTCGCTGGCGAGGACCAACTGATGCCCGCGCCTTTGATCCTGATCGATGCATCGCCGCGCAATGCCGCCGATGGTACGGTGGTGCCGTTCCGCGTGGCAGGCGGCGGCGGCGATCTGCCATACCCGCAGGGCTATCGCGGCGGCATCGTGCAACTACCCAAGTTCGTGGCCTCGCTGGATTTCGACGAAGACAGCTTCGGCACCGGGGGCGTGGCGACGGCCTCCGTGATCGAATGGGCCGCATCGGTGAGCGATCTGGCCGCAGCGGCGGGTCTGGTCTGGGAAGATGCCGCAGTGACCGTGCGCATCGGCCCGGAAGGCGGGCAGCCACCCATCGCACTGCAGGGCAAGGTCATGAAGGCTAGCGCGGGCGACGGCCGCTTGCAGATCGCTTTCGCCGATCCCGCAGTGGGGCTTAAGAAGTCTTTCCTGCGCGATCGCTTCAAAGGCACTGGCGGGCTGGAAGGCCCAGTGGATTGGACCGGCACGATCAAGCGCCGCGTCTTCGGCCGTGTCTGGAATTTGCCCGGCTCTCCGATCGATCCGGCGAACAACATCTATTGTTTCGCCGATCCGCTGCGCCAGATCAACGCGTTCGCCGCCGTGCGCGACAAGGGCGCAGTGACCCAGCAGCTGGACCAGCTGGCCTGGCAGGGAACCCCGGAAGCGACTCTGGCTGCCCTGCAGGCCGCCGATGCGCCCGAAGGCGGCGGGATCGCCTGCCCTTCCATCGCCTGCGTAAAATGGTGGACCCAGCCTGCCGGAGAACTGACTGCCGACCTGACCGGCGAAACGGCGGGCGGTTATGTCGAGAGCACGGCAGGCATTGTGAGCCGGGTGGTCTCGGCTGTGGGCGGTCCGGCGTTTGCGGCCGGGACGCTCGATGCGGCCTATGCAGCGCGCCCAGCGCCGATCGGACTGGTGGTGGAAAACGAAGGCACCACGGCCTCGCAAATTCTGGACCAGCTGCTGGGCAATGTCTCGCTGTTATGGGTCCTGACGCCCACCGGCGAGATCGTGCTGCGCGAATGGAAGTGGGGACCACCCACCCGGCGCGTCAAAGCCTATTCGATCGGGCGTAGCCGGACCTTCCGGCCGCTTGCCGCAAGGCGTACCGGATACCGGCTCAATCAGCTGCCGATGGCTCGCAACACTCTGGCGGCGATCGTGCTGGTGAAGGATCTGGAAATCCCGCCGGAACAGTTCCTGAATTCCGAACAGCAATGGCGCGATATCCTCGATGATGACGGCACGCGGCCGGAAGACAATGCGACCGTAGGCGCGCCCGACTGGTCGCCCGTGGGCGATCGCACCGCCGGGGAAGTCACCGAGGCAATCGACCAGAACAATGCCGACTGGATCGTGCAGGACGCGCGCAACATAAATGTTGATGAGGAAATCAGCGCAGCACGGCAGGATATTGCCGACCTGTTCGAAACGTATGGCTCCACCGTGTCGGCTGCGGACAGCGCTGCGATCGCCAAGCAGGTGGAAAACATCGTTCTCCAGGCCAAGGGAGCGGTCGAAGGTTATGTCGGCGACGTGGAGGAGGATCGTCTCGCCATAGAAAATGCCAAGGGGGACGCGCTTCAATACCGAAATGATGCAGTTGCCGCGCGTGATGGAGCGCAAGGATATGAAGCTGGGGCAGCTACGCAGGCGGGTTTGTCTGTCATCGCTCGCAATGCTGCCGAGGCTGCCCAGGCCGCTACGGCTAAACGCTTGGCAGACCAGTTGCCGAAGAGAATGCCCGATGCCATCGGCACGGGGTTTTACACGACGAATTTAGACGCGGGTCACGGCTACCCGAATATGGCGCCCACCGATGGAACGCGGCCGCAGACATTCAATAAGCCAAATTTCGGCTGGGTGTGGAAACCGACAACTCTTACGCGACTAGGCCATACCAGCAAAGGACCGATGCTTGCCGGGCGCGTCTATAAATTAACGGTGTCGGGCGAGATTAAAAACTTCTCAGGATCGCAAGCGGACCTGAGCGCGAACTTGTACGCCTACAGCAAGACCATCAGCGGAAGCACTTACGAAGCCGTTGCAGCTGCTGGAGGTACTAAAACTTTCACCGGCAACGGACGTTTCTCGCTCGGACCATTTTACATCAGCAGAGAGGCAGGCTTGCCCGGCGTCGTTTCGGCTCCTTCAGGCGAGCTTCTGGGAATGTTCCTGCGGTACAATGGCCCGCAGGGTTTGCTAGAACTCGAGATCGCCGACGTTGAGGATGTGACCGGGCAATTTATGGCCGACGCGAGTGCGACAGCATCAGCGCAAAATGCCACATTTGCGGAGGCTTCAAATAACGAAGCGGAAGGTTTCGCGGCGTCCGCAGGGCAACAAGCCTCGCTCGCTGTTGAAGCGAAAAACACCGCAACCTCGAAGGCCGATATCGCCACTGCCCAAGCTGTCATCGCCACTGAAAAAGCGGCGCAGGCATCGCAAAATATGTCTCTCACTGTGCAGTATAGGGACACCACCCTTAACTATAGAGACGCGACGGAAGCTTTCAAAAACACCGCAACCTCGAAGGCCGATATCGCGACTGCCCAGGCTGTAATCGCCACTGAAAAAGCAGCGCAAGCATCGCAAAATACGTCTCTTACTGTGCAGTATAGAGACGCCACCCTTGGCTATAGAAACGAGACAGAAGGGTTCAAAAACACCGCTTCTTCGAAAGCCGATATCGCTGCCGCCCAGACCGCCATCGCAACCGAAAAGGCAGCAGCCGCTACAGCTTCGGCTTCCGTCGCGGCGAATGTTGGGCAGCGTAGCATCAATGCAAATCCCGGATTTGACGATTTCCCTAGTTCGGCTTTGGGGGCGAGGCCGACCGGATATAACTATGCTCTTACAGGCCTCGACTCCGGTTATCGCGTCAACGATGCTCAAGGTGGATATGCCTGGCGTCTTCCATCGCCCGCTAATGCCACAACCATCGCGGGCATGGATTACCGCAACACAAATCAGATCAAGGGCGGAGAGTGGATCGTCGTAGAGTGCGAGATCCAGCTAAATGCTGGGAACCTCAACGGAGCGGGCGTGCTTCTCCGCGAAGCCAACGGCTCTTCGACAGCAAGAGATAACACTATCAGCTTCTCGTCCGAAATCGGATTAGGAACGGTAGGTGAGATCTACCGCGTCAGCAAAATCTTACAGACCCTGCCAGCCACCAACGGTTATATTCTTTTCGTCTCAAGCCATTGGTCGGGCTTCGCGGGATCGATGGCTGCCGCGAATGACATCACGTTTCTGAAAGCCCTTATTCGGCCAGCGACACAAGCCGAAATCGCTTCTGAAACCGTTCTCCCCGACCTTTCTGCGAGCGTAACCATCAACCAGGCGGCGATTGCTGGGCTTGAGGATACAGCGGCGATCTATGAAGTTCTCGTGGAGGCCGCCAACGGCAATCCAGCCGCCGTGCGATTGCTGGCAGGGAAAGGCGGCAGCGCCATCGATCTTGTCAGCGATGTCCTGCGGATCCGAAACAAGATCGACGGGGCGACGGTCGATGTCGCGACGTTTCAGGACGGAATTGCGCGGCTGAACGGCGCGCTGATCCGCAATCTCGCTGTCGCCCCCACGCCGCAGTCACAGATTTTTCACGAAGTCCAACTGCGCCCGCTGATCTTCCTCGCCAAGGATGGAGACGTGGTGAAGTACCAGGGCGGGGAGAGCTACAACGCCAAGCCTGATCGTATCGAATTCGATGTGTCCGGCCTGCCCGCTCTCAGCCCCGGCGAAGCATACGATATCAAGGCCACCAATATTACCGGTTCGCAGTTCCAGCTGCATTCCAAGAAGCTTGGGGCGGCAACGCCCATAAGCCAGGAGTCGCAAGCCGGAACGGACCGGGGATCCAGCGCTGATCCTCGCTACCAGACCAACAAGCCGAGCGCAGAGGATGCGAAGGACTTTTACTACCAATTCACGATCACGGCCACGATCCCGAAGGTCTCCGAAGACCATTCTTACGAGGACATAGGGAATGGGGAATATCATTATCGCGCTGTCTACAGCGGCGGCGTAACCATGAAAGGCAAACGCGCCAGCGACGGCCAGTGGGTCACGCTGGGGACCGCAACTTTCACCGCCGAGCGTAACGCCGTGCGCTATTCACCAGGGCCGTCGCCCAACCCGGCCACTGTGACTGTCACGATGGTCAAGACACCTCAATCTTCGGAAGATCTGGGGCAGGGGGATTATCACTTCGGCGTTCATCCCGTGAGCGGGACGACGGTCTCTCCGGGCTTCAAGGTGGCTTACAGCACGCAAACCAGCTCGACCGTTACGGCTGTCACCAGCCTTGTGAAATGCATTGTGCATCCGCCGCTCACGTCATGACCCGGAAGGTAACCGTGTTTCGCAAACCACGAACAGTAAATGCACCAGCCATCGAAACAGTTCTTTCAAGGAGAAATGCAATGTCTGAAGCAGTTGGAGTAGCCCCCCTGACCGAGACCGAGCGCGCGCAGCTTGCTGCCTTAAAGTATCGTCAGTCCATGGAACAATGGCAGGAGGGCGAAAACAAGCGCCAGGCTGATCTTGCTGCCCTCGAACCTGTGATCGCTGCCCTCGGGCATTCCGAAGAGCTGGAGCAACTGATCTCATCGCTCGAGGAAAGTGCGGCCGGGCTTGATCGCAGCGGCAGGCAGAGCGTGGACCGGATCGTCGGCATTCTTGGATATGATGGCCGTGCGCTCGCCGCGCGCTACGAAAGCTTATCCCAGCCTGCGCCGCAGCCCTTCGGCGATCCGGTCGACGAACCCGAAGCCTAAGGCAGGAAAGCCGGACCGTCATGGCAAAGGTAGATCCCCTGGTCGCGCAGTGGTTGCAGAGCGAGGGCCTGTGGTCCGTCAGCGAGGATGCGCAACTGCGTCAGCGCTGGGGAGATACTGCCTTGACGGCCGAACGGATGACAACGCTTGCCGCCGCCGCCGATGCCGCTGCCGAAGGCGGGCGAGTTCTCTCCTTCCGTGGCCAGCCGATGGTGGAGGATGAGGCCGACCTGCCCGGAACCTTCGTTTCTTCGATCGGGCAGGTAATTACCATCGAGCATCCGGACCTTGGATATCAGGAGGGCATGGATGTCTTCGTCATTGGAGCCGAAGACGATCGGGCGACGGGTGTGTCGCGCGTTACCTTTTTGCGGAAGCTCTGATGGGAAAGCTGATCATAATCGCTCCGGCAGCGATCTCTCAACTAACCGCTACCCGTGGAACCGACGTGCTAAATTTGCTCAAGGCCGACCCGCGCGAAGCCTGGCGCGATACGGCGGTCGGTTCTTCGGTGCGGTTGCGGATCGATCTCGGCGCGGCGCAGACAATCGACACCGTGTTCCTTGGCTATGCGATGCCGCTTGCCAGTGGCGCGGTCTGGACCATTCGCGGCGGTCTGACCGGCTACACGCAATCCACCCTGATGGCACAAGGCCCGATGCGCGCAGTGGATAGCGCCAACTCAACGCCGCAGCGCTCGCATGCGCTCTGGCATGGCGGCAAGAGCACCGTGCGCTATCTTGAGATAGAGGTTCTGCAACCAGCCGGGGCGTCATTGCTTTCGATCGGCAGCCTGATCGTCGGTTCTTCCTTCAAGGCTAACTTCAATCAAGAGTGGGGCGGAGGACGCGGAGTCGTCGACACAGGCCGCGCAATCAGGCTGGCCGGTGGCGGTTTCGCCATTAGCGAAGGCGTGCGGCTCGGGAGCTACTCCTGGTCTTTCGGCGATCTGACCGATGATGAGACCGAGGCGCTCTATTCGATCCAGCTTCAATGCGGCGAGACGAGGCCTGTCCTGGTGGTCGAGGATCCCGAGCGATCGCCGGGCCAGCTGAACCGCATCCACTACGCAAAGTTCGTGAGCCTGAAGCCTTACAAGCGCCGCAACCCTGCCCAGACCAGATGGGAAATGGAAGTCGAGGACTGGAGCTAGGTTCTTCAAGCTGCCTGAGAAGGTTCTGAGATGCCTCTTAGTGGCTGCCGAGAGCAGTTCAAAGTGCTCTAAAAGGTCTTGTCCGAGACTCCAGAACGTCTCGCCGCGCTACAGGTGCAATAGACTGCAAGGCTGAGCCCATAGATCCAGTCCCGCTTTTGCGCGGGCATGGCCCGTCCCCGACTGGCCAACCGGTCCTGCCGCGCGGCGATCCAGAACAGTAGTGCCAGATAAAGCGTCGCCGCGGCGATCGCAGCTCCGAACAGCA